AAAAAGCCTTAGCTGGTTTTTATAAAGAAAACGGATACTGAATAAAAAATTTTTTAAATGTTTCAGGGTTAATTTTGAAATCTTGTTTTTTTAGCTATTACTTTACATAAGATATATTACAGGATATAACACTTGATATAACATATAACAATAATACCCTGGACATTTAAGGATGTTCGGGGTTTTTTATGTTATATCATTTAAAATCAAAATCAAATAGCCAAAATAATCAGACTGGACATTTTAACAGGTTCTCGGTGCTCCTGTTAGTGTCTGGTCTCTTTTGTTTTGGCTATTTTTGTTCTAAGGAGGGTGAGAATAATTGATAATTATTGAAGAAGATATGAAGTTAGGTACTAAAAGAAAAGTAACTTTTATAGAGGCATATTGTAATTTATTAAATACTAACAGATTAACAAGAGTTAAATTAAATTATCTTTTATTGAGTAATATTAAAATATTAAATGAAAGATTTGCATATCACAGGCAAATCACAAATCCGGATCAATAATAAGTAAGGAGGTGAATATAGATGCCAAAAGTAAAGTGTCCTAAATGTGGAAAGGTCTGGCATGGCTGGGCCTTAAAGTACAGTGTTTGTTTTTGTGATTGTGGAGAAAAGCTAAAAATTAAGGAGGTAATTTAAGGGTGGAAAGAAGCAAAGAAGTACAAAGTTTTCTCGATACTTTTACTAAAAAGGCATTTGGCAGATCCCAGACAGAGGCCAAAGAAAAAAACCTTTGTGTTTTTTGTGGCAAAGAAATAAAAATGGAGGATTTTAAAGACCAGTTATCAATTAAAGAATATGAGATTTCGGGGCTCTGTCAGAAGTGCCAGGATGACACCTTTGGCTAATTTTGGAAAAATAAAATTTTAGGAGGTAATTAAAATGAATAATAGCACAGGTTTTTTTAAGAGGTTTACTAAGATCAAAGGTAAATACCCAATTAGCAGTATCCGGAGATTGACCTGGAAGGGCAAAATCCGGTTGGGCATAAAAATACCTACCATAGCAAGAGATAAAGACGGTAAGTATAAAAAGGATCAGAACGGAGATCCCTTGCAAAGAAGAGATAAATTTGGAGAATTAGAATTTCATCCTAAAGATGTCCCTTATTTTGTATGCCCTTCAGAAGTTAAAAAAATGTTTGAAGAAGAACCCACCGAATTAGATATTGCCTTCCCCTTATCCGGTTTAGATGAAAATGGTTTACCGGATATTGGCGGTTTATTTCCCCAGGCCTACAAATATTATGGTAGTTCAAGGGGTCTTAAATGTGTAGGGGACGGAGAAACCACGATGAAAGCGAATGAAAAAGGGATCTTTGAAGAAGTTGAATGCCCCTGCGATAAGTTTGCACAAAAGGACGGTTGCAGTAAACGAGCCAGCCTCTTCTTTTTTATACCTAAAATCTCAATGGGCGGTATTTATGTAATTGATTCTGGCTCCTGGAATACTATGGTAGATATACAGAGCGGGGTCTATTTGGCTTTGGAATTACTCAAAGATCCTATAACTAATGAATATAACAGCATAACCATGCTCCCCTTTAAGTTAAGGCGAATGCAAAAAGAAACCCAGCACGAGGGTAGAAAAGATAAGCACTGGCCCTTGACCTGCGAATTGGATCTACCTATAGAGGATATTAGAAAGATAAGGAAAGGCAAGACCTTATTTTTAGGGCAAAGAAGAGTATATCAAATACCGGAAAGAGAAGAAGATATTAGCCCAAAATATGATAGCGAAAAAGAGGGGGCAGTTATAGGGGAACCTGAAATTGAGGAAGAAATTAAAGGTAAGGAAGAAAAAAAGGCCCCAGTTAAAGAAAAACAGGAAAAAGCTGAAAAACCGGATTTAAGAAAAGAAATTGAGGAATCAAGGGCCCGGGAAGCCCAGCTAAAGAAGGATCGGGAAGAGGGGAAGGAAAAAATTAAATCTTACAAAGAGTCGAAGGCAATCCACAAAAAAAAGGTTGAAGAAGGAGATAAGATCTTAAACGAAATGGCCTTAAAGGCTCAAAAAGTGGGAATTAATTCCTTTGAAGAATTAATGAACTTTGCTTTGGAGCGGGGAATAATAAAAACTACACTTACCGAGCATATAGCCAAAAAGGTATTAACTACCAATAAAGAGGTATATGACAATCTCATGAAAGCCTTGGAGCCACCTACTGATGAGGACAAAGAAAAGTTAGATAAGATCTTTAAAAAATTCAATGAAGTAGATTTAGATACTTGGAGAGAAATAGCTTATTTTGCCTGTTTGGCCGATTTAAAAGAACCGGGAAGCCCGATTGAGGGGTTAAAACGGACCTTACTTGATAATCCGGAAGCGGTAGAAAAAATAATAAAGATGGCAAAGATCAGGGCAGAAGAGGAGGGACAGGAGTAAGGGACTATAAGATATTTAAAATAAAAATCGGGTCTGGCTTGGTTATTATAAATTGCAATAAACTAAGGACTATTGTAATTTATCAGACCTTTTAACCGGCCAGACCCCGCAAGAGAGGAGGTGAAAAAAAACAATGAAAAAGCTAACTGTATTGGTGGTGATTATGTTAGTTGCCGGTTTATTTCTTACTGGTTGTGATTTTCTCGATTGGTTATTTCCTGAACGGTTAACAATTCCTGAAGTGGATGGAATTGTGAATTTAGGCGAGTGGGATGATGCAACCGAAATATCTGTTACAGGAGAAATAGGTACTGTCAAAGTATTGGCAACTACGGATCACCTATATATGCTATTTGATTTAGTGGATTCAACTGATGTTCGTCTTGGTGAGGGATATGGAGACGATAAAATCGGATTAAACATCAACCCTACTGAAGGAGGTTTATGGGGAAAGCCATATGACGTCTTATTCCAAACAGGCATAAATCCAGATGCATGGGAAGGTCCTAGCTCTGGATTTACCGATGATTATGAAACACAATGGCTTGTTGAAGGTACGCAGTATGATATACCAGGAGACCTTGAAACCAAGACTATTTTCGATGGTACGAGGATTTCTGAATGGAAAGTACCGCTAGCTTCAATGGCTCTTTCGTCAGGAGATGTTATCAAGGTTGGAGGAGCAACTGATATCGAGAAAACATCATATAAGTATCCCATTGGCTTAGAGTGGGCAGATACATCAACCTACATCAATGTTATTGTGCATTAATAGGAGCAAATAGTCCACATTAAAAAAAAGAGGGGCTTGAGGTCTGGCAAGCCCCCTAAATAAAGATGGAGAAAATTGTTTGGAGGTAAAAAATGAAAATATTAAAAATCAGACATTGTGAGGAATGTAAATATAATGATTATTTTTATGACACAATGACTAGTCTCGGTAGATTTATTTGTAGACATCCTGAATGCGTAACTAAATATCGTACTTATAGAATAATCAATAGGATGATTGCCTTAAAAGGTGAAATACCTCATTGGTGTTACCTGGAGGATTATAAAAGTGCTGATAACTAAAAGCATGTTTCATAGAACTGCAGAAGAATTAAAAGAATTAAATAAAGAGAACGATATTAAACTTTTAAGGCTATTGGAATATCTAAGAAAGAGAAATAATAAAAAGATTAAAAAGGAAATCATAAATGTCAAAAATAATTCTTGATCTATGCGGTGGGACCGGAGCGTGGAGTAAAAAATATAAAGAGGCAGGATACAGGGTAATTAATGTTACTTTGCCTTTTTATGATATCTTAAAAACCGAAATTGGAAGCGAATATATAATTTTTCAAGGTGGTAGCGAAAAAACACTTATAGTAAGAATTTCGGATATCTATGGAATATTAGCCTCACCTATTTGTACTATGTTTAGTAAGGCAAGGACAACAGCCAAAACTCCGAGAGATTTTAGGGAAGGTATGAAATTGGTTATAGCCTGCTTAAATATTATCTGGGAATGTCGTTATAAAACTAAATTAGCTTTTTGGTGTTTGGAAAATCCGAGAGGATATTTAAATCAATTCCTGGGTAAACCTGTATTTACTTTCGATCCTTGCGACTTTGGAGATCCCTATACGAAGAGAACATATTTATGGGGATACTTCAATATACCAAAGAAGAAAAATAGGGTAGAGCCAGAATTCGTTTATTTTAAAAGCGGTAAGAGGATGTCTAAAATGATGTATGAAGCCTCTTTAAAATCAAAGAAAATAAGCAGAAGAATTAAATCTATTACTCCACTGGGCTTTGCTCAAGCATTCTTTGAGGCGAATAAATGAGGTAAAACATGGATTATATAAATAAAATATTATGCGGCAATGATCTAGAAATATTAACACAATTACCGGCAGAATCGGTTAATTGCTGTGTATGCTCCCCACCTTATTGGGGACTCCGAGATTATGGGATTGATCCAGTTATATGGGATGGGGATGAGAACTGTAAACATATTTGGGGAAATAAAACTATTACTTTAAAGCATAAATCAGGCGAAACTAATCCGGGTAAAGAAAGCTGGTTTAAGGATAAAGGAGCTTCTGATGATAAAGGTAATTGCTTTTGTATTAAATGCGGTGCCTGGCGTGGTAGCCTGGGCCTCGAGCCTACTTTTTATTTATATATAAAACATTTGTGCCAGATCTTTGATGAGGTTAAAAGAGTATTAAGGAAAGGCGGGACCTGCTGGGTAAATATAGGAGATAGCTATGGTGGAAGTGGCAATCGTAGTGGCCATACTTTAGAAACTTCTAATCTTAACCGCTTGACAATAGGATATGGAGCTACAGAAGGTAATCAAAAAGCTACTAGAGGCTATGAAAAAAGTTTACTGGATATTCCCTACCGATTTTCAATAGAAATGATTAACCGAGGTTGGATCAAGAGAAATACAATTATATGGTGGAAACCGAATTGTATGCCTTCGAGTGCCCCGAATAGATTCACCATAGATTTTGAATATCTATTTTTCTTTACCAAAAACAATAAAGCTATATTCTGGACCAATGAAAAAACTTTAGACTGCGTAAGCAAAAACCCACTGGGAATTAAGGGAATAGAAGGTAAAGATTGGGAATGGAGACCCTGTCCAAGATGTCAAGGCACTGGTGGAGAAACAAAGATAAATAAAAAAGATGCTGAAAATATGGGAAGTCCAAGAGCCAGATACCACAGAATAACAAAACAAGAAGAATGTAAAAGATGTAAGGGATTAGGTAAGATTAAAGTTTCATTTTGGGCTAGCCACGATTATTGGTTTGAACAGCAGTTTGATGATATAGCAGAAGCCACAATAAAAAGAGCAAAATATAATTGGTGTTCTCCTGGAACTAAATCTTTCAACCATTCAAGCGGATTAAACAGAGATGAGCCTTATAAAGATCATATAAATTTTAGTCAAGGTCGAAACAAGCGCTGTGTCTGGATCATACCAACCCAGCCATTCCCTGAAGCCCATTTTGCAGTATATCCGGAAGGGTTGATTGAAATACCGATTAAGGCAGGTTGTCCGGAATTTGTATGTAAAAAATGTGGGAAGGCAAGGGTAAAGATATTTGAATTAGAAAGGGAAGGTTCAATGAATATAAGAGTCCGCCGAGCTAAAGTTGATTATCCGAGTCCACAAGTAAAAGCAAGCGGAGAAGAAAAACAAAATTACAATGAAGATTGGAAAAGTATTTCAAGAAAATTTATTGGCTATTCCGATTGTGGCTGCAATGCAGGTTTTGAAAGCGGGATAGTTTTAGATCCATTTATGGGAGCCGGGACCACTGCATTGGTGGCTTTAAAGCAAAGAAAAAGGTTTATCGGTATTGAGATAAAACAGGAATATATCGATATGGCTAAAAGAAGAATAGCTAAAGTTCAGCAAAGAATTTTTTAAAGGGGTCAAATATGAAAAATAAAATTGGGTGGTGTAATACCACCTGGAATCCGGTTTGGGGCTGTCTTAATAAATGTGAATATTGTTATGCTCGAAAGATAGCAAGTTTCCGTTATAAGCAAATGACTGAAATTGAGTTTTGTCACCATTGGAAAAAACATCCCACCTGGGCCTGGACCGGAGATTATTTGTCCGGATTAAAAGATTTTAAACTTACGTTTTTAAGGGCTCAATTTGATAAAAAGTTTCCCCAAAAAACCCAAAAGATATTCGTGGGATCGATGAGCGAAATAGCTTACTGGGAAGATAGATGGCTGGAAAAGGTATTGGAAAAAGTAAAATTATATCCCCAGCATATCTTCCAATTTCTGACAAGATATCCGGAGGTCTACGATAGGCATATTTTCCCGAAGAACTGTTGGCTGGGGGTAACCATAACAAGAGAAAAAGATTTTGAGAGAGGAATCCCTTGTCTATTTGTTACGAGTTGTCATATAACTTTTGTATCGGTTGAACCCATCCTCGAGCATATTAACCCTAGACCATTTTCAAACGCAAATATTGATTGGGTGATCCTGGGGGCAGAAACCGGAAATAGGAAAGGAAAGATCATACCAAAAAAAGAATGGATAGAGAATATAGTAAATTATTGTAAGTGGAATAATATCCCGGTTTATCTAAAGGATAGCCTAAAAAATATCTATCCGGAAAAGATAAAGATATTTCCTAACTATAAATAATATAAAAAAATACTATAAAAAAAGAAGGGAGAACTATAAATGAAAGATTATGATATTATTTTATCTTCGGTAAGGCGTAGTTTGAAATTTAATTCTGTTGATTATACGAAGGGATACATTATGGCACTTTGGGATTGGCATGTAATAAGTTCTGAAACATTTGGAAGATTAGAAGATTTCATAAAAAAAGGGGGAATATAAATCAATGACCTATAAAGAATTGTTTGCGGTAACAGATTTACTGAACGATATCAGGGAAGGCAGGGAGATTAAAATTAATAATAATACTAGGGTAGATCTGGCAGAAGTGGAGAATTATTTTAAGAATTTAATTGCTGATATTGACAGGAAAAAAGTAAAAAGTAGAGACCCGGTTATGTATTATAGATTGGCCATTGAGGTAAATAAATAAAAAGTGAATCGAATCCCGGCGGTCCGGCTTTCTCTCCAGGGTTCTCCGAACTGCCGTTCCCTGCCCTACGATATAAAAACCTTGAGAAGTAGGGCAGGGCTGATTAAAGGGAGGTGGTGCCTTTGATTGTGGTTTAATGTCTCTTTGTATAAGAGTGTTTAAGGTGGCGGGGGCAGGTTTTTGTGGCTATTGGCCTGCCCCTAAAAAAAGTAATAGAAAAAGGGGAAATAAGATTAACAGATGATCCCAAAGGATTCTACTCCAATAAAAAATAAAATATTGATAGATATACTTGCTAAAGGTCTATTGAGTAAAGATGAGATGAGGATAATATTTTATATTATCCGTTGGTCTTGGGGTTTTAATGGAATGGGAAGAAGGCAAGATTGGACTAAAAAATTAAAAAAAAGACAAATAGCCAATGATATAGGAATGTATGAAAGTCATCTTGGTGAAACTATTAATAAAATGATCCTTGAAAATAAAATAATTATAAAAGACAAATGTTATCAATTTAATGAACATTATGAGAAATGGGAAAACTTACCGAAAAAGGAAGTTTTTAATAAAGGAAAACTAACGGAAAAGGTTAGGAAAACTAACGGAAAAGGTAAGGAAAACTTACCAAAAAAGGAAGTAAAACTAACGGAAAAGGTAAGTTTAGGCATACCCAATAATTCAGGAGATAGTATAAAAAATAAGGATCTCAGGGGGGGCGAACATTTGTCTAAAGAAACTCTTAAAGATAATAAAGATAATAAAGAAAGAGTACAAAATAAGCCTTTTAAGCCATTAATTAAAGAAGGGAAAGAAAAGAAGCCAGCCAACAATATAGAGTTCGATTTTGAGTTATGGAGCTGGCACGGTATAGACGATGATATTAAAGACAGGTGGGCAAAGATATTCCCTAATATAGATATAGAAATAGAACTGAATAAAATCCGGGTACATTTTAAGAAGAATCCTAAATATGAAAAAATTATAAAGGATAGATTTAATAATAATTACTCAATCTATATATTTGATTGGTTAGCAAGAGCAGAAGGATATGCTAAGGAAGATAAGGAAAATTAATAAGGCCCTTCTGCAAGGTGGAGTCAGGTGTTTTCCCAAAACCCGGACTTTGGCTCCCGGCTCAAGCACCTAAACAAAAGGGCCTTATAAAGAAAGGAGTTTAATCTAATGAGTAAAAATCTTACCGGCGCGAGAATAAAAGTTGAAAAGGAAAAAATAATCAAGATGTATAAAGACGATATCCCGATATTAGACATTGCCAGAGAATACGGAATAGTCTCAACTTCTCTGTGGCGACATTTAAAAATATGGGGTGTACCTATAAAACGAAAAGTATATCAAAAGAAAAAGAATAAAGTTAATAATTTAAAACGAAAGTTTAGCCCGGAATTACAGGCCAAGATGAAAGAGAATACCAGGATAAACAATAAGTATATAAAATTTTATAATACAGTTGAGATTAAAAATGACAGATTTTTAGTCCGGAATATATTTAAAAAAAACGGAAGCGATTAAATGAATAAAAATTTAGAAGAATTAAAAAAGGTAAAAAGGTTTTATTGTGTAGAGATAAAGAAAAACATGATTCCACTTTTAGAAGATTTTGAAAAACGATTGAAGGCAGTTGAGGCCGAACTGGGAATTTATACCAAGGAAGAAGTTAAAAAGGTCAAGGTCGGCGGAACTGATCCAGATTAAAAAAGAAAGGAGAAAAAATGTTATCAATTTTCAAATATCCGGTCCTTATACAAGACCATTTCACTTTAGAGTTGCCTAAAGATGCTGAAATACTAACGGTCCAAACACAAAGAGGCACTCCTCAATTATGGGCAATGGTAGATTCAGAAACAGAGAAAGAAAAAAGATATTTTAGATTAACCGGGACAGGTCATCCTTTAGGCGATGATTATCTTAGAATAATTAATTACATAGGAACGTTTCAAATGGGAAACGGAACATTGGTATTTCATTTATTTGAAATTAAAGAAGGTGATTAAATGAAATTCAAAGTAGGCTATGAAAAGATTAAAGGATTTAGTAGCCCGGTTAAAAAAGCAGAAGAGGTTAACGATTGGGCTTGGTGGGCGCTTTTCGGGACAGTGGTGATTATGGAAGTTATTTTTATATTAAAAATATTAGGCAAGATTTGATCATGAAGGTCGGACTATTTGATATTGATTCAAAATATCATAATTTAGCTTTAATGAAATTGTCTGCTTATCATAAACAAAAAGGCGATGAAACAGAATTATATAGTCCATTATTTTTAAAAACTTACGATAGGGTATATATTTCAAAGATATTTACAAAATTTAATATCAATGAATGTTATATACCTGAAAATTTTTATCGGGCTGGCGGATCAGGTTTTGACTTAGAAATAAAATTACCAAGAGAGGTGGAGCATTTTATGCCAGATTATGAACTATATGATCTTGACTATTCTTTAGGCTTTACTACCCGGGGCTGTATCAGGAATTGTAAATTTTGTATAGTACCAGAGAAAGAAGGGAAGATCAGAGAGCATGCAGAAGTAGAAGAATTTTTAAATCCTAAATCCAACGTAGTAGTTTTATTATATAATAATTTTCTGGCTTTGCCTTCTCATATTAAGAAATTACAAAAATATATTGATAAGGGCTGGCGAATGGATTTTAACCAGGGATTGGATGTCCGACTTGTAAATAAAGAAAATGCTAAGCTGCTGGCCGAGATAAAGCATAAGGAAATGATAAGATTTGCCTGGGATAATATTAAAGATGAAACTGAAATAATAAGAGGATTAGATCTTGTTATTAAGGCGGGAATCAAGCCAAGAAATATAACTGTATATGTCCTGATCGGTTTTGACACCACTTTTGAGGAAGATCTTTACAGAATAGAAAGATTAAGAAATATCAAAGATAGTCGAGGATCAATTAGGCCCTATGTTATGAATTATAACAATGAATTAAAAAGTAGAAAATATAAAGATTTTATGAGATGGGTGAATAGACCCTGGATATTTAAATCTTGTACCTGGGAGGAATATAGAAAATGGAAGTAGCCAAAGGCGGTTACCGGGAAGATTTAAAGCAATATTTCCGGAGTAAGATGGAAGCTAATATAGCGAGATATTTTAATTATATAAAAATAATATGGTTTTATGAACCAAGGGAATATAAATTTGAAAATATTAAAAGAGGCACAAAATATTATAAACCTGATTTTTATTTGCCAACACAACAAAGAGTATTTATTGAGGTAAAGGGCTATTCTAGGCCAGTTGATAAAACAAAACTGAGGAGATTCAAAAAATATTATCCGGAGGAATTTAAGAGATTGAGATTTGTAATTCCCGATAAGTACGCTAGGGATAAAGCCAACGGAGAAATGATTAAATTTATATGTGATGATCTGGGAATAGACTTTGAAGAAATAATAAGCTATAAAGAGATAGAAAAATATGGTAGGCTGATTCCCGGATGGGAGTAAATTGACTTTAATAGGGCAGGTGGTATAAAATAAAAAAAATAGAAGTAAGATGTGCAAATTGTAACCGAAAATTATTTATTGGATCACCAGGCTTTGATATAAAAAATGGAGAAAGCAGAATAATTGAGATTAAATGTCCCCGCTGCAATCAAATTAATATTGTAAATTGTGAGATTGAGGAAAAGGTGATGGTGAGATTAAAAAACAACAGTTAAAAAACAACTATTGAATCAGAAGAGAAAAAGTGATAAAATTAAATAAAAAAGTTTATAAAGAGATAAAAATATGAGCTTAATAGATGAATATATTAAAAGAAAATTAAGTATACCTGAATTAGAATCCGAATTAATGACATTAATATTAAATTACAATAAATTGAGAGATACCTATTTATTTGTTTTTGCTGCTGCGATTGGAAAACCAATCCCTGCTGTTTCATTAGAACAATCAGACTTTTATGTAATTCATGATTTATTGGCAAGCAAAAAAGACTTTAAGAAAGTTGATATGTATATCGAAACACCGGGAGGAAGTGGCGAAACAGCAGAAGAAATAGTCAAGTTCCTACACAATAATTTTGATATGGTATCCTTTGTAATATCTGGGGAGGCTAAAAGCGCCGGCACAATTATTGTTTTATCAGGTAACGAAATTTTAATGACTGAAACTGGGAGCTTGGGACCGATTGATGCGCAAATGAAAATTGGACGTTCTATAATATCAGCATATGACTACATGGAATGGGTTAAAGAGAAAAGGGAAGAAGCAGAAAAACAAAATAGGTTAAACCCATTTGACGCTACGATAGTAGCACAGATTACCCCTGGTGAATTAGGTAGTGTATTCCATGCATTAAAATTTGCTGAAGATTTGGTAGTTGAATGGTTGATAAATTACAAATTCAAAAATTGGACTGTTACCGAAACCAATAAAATACCTGTAACTGAAGAAATGAAAAGGAAACGAGCAGAGGAGATTGCAAAGGAATTAACAAATCATTCTAAGTGGAGATTACATGGAAGGTCAATAAAAATTGATAATTTAGAGGAAATTGGAGTAAAGATAACAAGGCTAGATAATGACCCAAAATTGGCTGAGATTGTGTATAGAATCCAAACAGTTTGTAGAATGATTTTTGAAAGTACAACGTCTTATAAGATATGCGCAACTCAGGATAATAAAATGTTTAGACATGCTGTTCATGCTGGAACTCCAATAAAAATACCAGGGAAGGTAAGAGTTGATGTAGCTGAATTTGAACAAAGATGCACAAAGTGTGGGGAAATTCATAAAATATATGCAAAATTTGCACCTAATCCCCAGACTGATATAGACTTTAAAAATAAAGGATTTATACCTTTTCCAAAAGATGCTAAACTCATTTGTAAATGTGGATTCGAAATAGATCTTTTAGGAATTAAAAACCAAATTGAAATGAAAATAGGTAGAAAAGTTCTTATTTAACAAGGAGGAGGAATTATGAAAGTAAAAAGAAAAGAGTTAAGACAAAAAGAGGAAAAAGCGTTATTAACTTTCTTAGAAAAAACTAAAAGAGGCAAGTACGCAAAGATAGAAGAAAGTTTATTGCCTCATTTCAGAATAAATGAACAAAGAGAAGAATCTTATGAAGACATATACTACTATAGTATTAGGTAATATTAGATAGTAGGATAATAAAATAAGTGAATTAGAAAATTAAATATTCCAGAGCTCCAATTTAGAGGGCCAGATTGAAAAAGCAGAAATTGCTTTTTTGGTCTGGCTTTTTGTTTTTGGAAAGGAAGATCATGAGAAAATTAAAGGTTGAGAAAGATACTTTTGTTAAGTAAGAAGTCCAAAAAATTGGATATAAGACTTTTTTTAATAATCGGAAGTTATTAGAGAAACCAGTAATAAAGCCCTTATTTTTCACTTAATATAATGGCAATTGTGTATAATCATAGGGGTCTTATAGAATAAATGCTCTGAAATGTATAGAAACAAACATGTCATTGGAGACGCTTCGGGATGGAAAAGTTCATCAAAATGGCTCGGTTTTACTCAAAGCGGAGGGTCAAAAAAAATATTTGCTTTTTTTTATTTAATCTATATTACAATTTAGTTAAATAGATTAAGCATAATGAACCAAAGAGGCGATCAGGTCAGAAAATCAGAAAAAAAGAAACGTTATTTTATAAGGGTTACAACGATTATTTTTTAATTCTACGAGTGGCTTCGGAGTGGCTCGGTTTATTGGAGTGGCTCGGTGTGGAAAAAGTCAAAAAACAGGCTATAAAATAATTTTCGATTTTACGAATGGTTCGGAATGATTCGATCTTTCTATGGTGACTTGGAAAGATTTGTATTTAACACAATGCTTATTGTGTATAATTCCGAAAGCCTTACAAAATAAAGGTTATAGAATATTTGAATTTATTTTAATATAATACTTGCTTTATTATTTAACCTATATTATAATTCTGTTAGAAAGATTAAACAAAATATAGGGGGTTTTTGAGTATGAATATCGTAGAGCCGATCAGATCAGAAAATCAAATAAAACAGATTAGAGGGAATCTATACCGACAGAAAAATCCGAGAGATTATTTATTATTCGTCTTTGGTATTAACTCCGGTCTGAGGATCGGGGACATATTATCCCTGAGACTTGGAGATGTTAAAAATAGTCAGGGGGATCTAAAAGACTATTTGGATATCAAAGAGCAGAAGACCGGGAAGAACCGAAAGGTATTTTTCAATAAGCAGATCATAGAAGCTATAAATTATTATCTGAAAAAGACTGATATATTCGACCTGGATCAATACCTATTCACTAACGAGAAATCAAAAAAGAACAAAGCAATTACCAGGATCAGGGCCTACCAGTTAATAAATGCCTGGTGCCGGGGAGTCGGAATTAAGCAGAAGGTTGGAGGCCATACGCTTAGAAAAACTTTCGGTTATCACCTGAGAAAGCAGGGAATTAGTATCGAAAGGATCTCTAACCTATTGAATCATAGAAATATTAAAGTAACTTTCAGGTATATCGGGATAAATGATGACGAAAATAAAGAGGTTATTAACGGATTCGGGATTTAAGGGGTGCAAATTTTTAACGGAAAAGGCTAGGAAATAGGTATAGAGACAAGCGGTCTTTTTTGGTCCCCCTTAAAAACGTCATACGTTCGTTTTATTTTTAGTGAAATTAACGATAAGGTGGTAAATTACTTAATATGGCTAAAAATGTGAAGTGGAGACCGAAATCAAGCTATGACGCTAAAACTGTGAAAGCTAAAAAAAGGAAACTTGATAACTTAAAACTAAGGTGGAAAGAGAAAGCAAAAACCGGTGAGGTCTTTTCTATCCTGAAATATAAAGAAGATATAATCCAGTTTGCAGAAAAAGAGATTTATCTACCGGAAGGAAAAGGAGAATTAACTACACTCGAGGACTGGGAGCGAGAGGTTCTTATAGACTGTTTTTATAAGAATAGGCCTCGATTGATCCTCGTAAGCCTGGCCAAAAAAAACGGTAAATCTACCTTTTCGGCAATAGTTTTAAACTGGTTTTTAATTACCCAAGAGCCTGGGGAAATTTATATTTGCTCTAATAGTAAGGACCAATCCAGCTTTATCACTTATCGGAAAATTGTTTCTATGATTAGAAAGAATCCGAAGCTTAATGAAAAGTGCCGAATCTATACCGATTATATCGAGAATATTAAAACTGGAACGATTTTAAGATGTTTAAGTTCGTCTTACCGGTCAAGTGCTGGTCTTAATTGCCTTTTAATTTGTATTGACGAGCTGGCCTCTTTTGATACGGATTCGTTAAGATTCTTTTTTGAGGAACTGCAATTATCCCCGGTATACGAATATCCTCTTATCCTGGTAACTTCTACTGCTGGAAGATCAGAAGAAGGGATCTTGTGGGATTTAGTTAAAGAATCAAAAAAAGGTAATACTCCGGAAAGCTATTTCTATATCAAGCAGGGAGAAGAGGCAAACCCGAGCAGTTTCGTAACTAAAAAATATTTAGATAGCCAGGAACATAAACCGGGAATGAGACCTAATCTATTTAAGCGGTTGCATAAAAATCTTTGGGTAAGCGAAGAAGATTCTTTCATAACTGATCAGGAATTTAGGGGTTGTATCGATTATAAGCTGGTCAGAAGGCCGAAGATAAAAATTCCTATATGGTTAGGGCTTGATGTGGGATATAGAAACGACTATACCGCTATTTGTGGAGTAGGAAAGGTTGGTAATAAAATTTTTTCGGTGGACCATAAAGTTTATATTCCCCTAGAAACTGAAGAATTGCAATTTGATGATGTTAAAAGATACTTGATTGAATTATCTAAAATTTATGATATTCAAAGTTTATATTTTGACCCTTACCAAGCTATTCAATTAAGCCAGGACTTAAAAAAAGAAAAGATTAATATGGTGGAATTGCCTCAAACCCAGGGGAATTGCATAGCCTTTAGTCAATGCCTTTTTAACCTGATTAAAAGCCAGGGGATAATCTTCTATGAATCAGAAGAAATCAGACTATCCCTGATTAATTGTAAGGTGGTTTATTCTTCCCGGGGTTGGAGAATCGTCAAAAAATCAGGAACTAAAAAAATCGACCTGGCCATTGCTTTGGCTATGGCGGTTTATGGGGCGATAACTGCTCCGGAAGAGTCGGAGTCTATAATAGAAGGAAAGAGTGCCGGGGAACGACCAAGTGCCGAGCAGGATTGGTGATAAGGGTATTATAATCAACCTTATGTAAAGTGACTTTCAACCATGGTTGAAGATTGATTTAATTTGACTAATAAATAATTTTGTGTTATTCTTGAAAAAAATAAATATTGTTTTTAGAGCTCCATTTTTAGAGAGCCAATTTTAAAATGTTAATTCATTTTTATCTTGGCTCTCTTTTTTATTTCTAAAGGGGATTTATGGATTTAAAAGATATATTTCAAAATACTAAAGAGACTATAAAAAAATTAGTTAAGCCGGAAATGGGCGAATTAAGTAAAAGTGGTACTGATATCTGGGGTATTGGTAATCTTCCTATCTATAATCCTGATGATCTAGTAGAAAAAAAAGGGTTGGAAATTTACCGGACTATGCAGAGGCGAGATGGCCAGGTTAAAGCTGTATTTATGTTAAAGAAGCATGCCCGGTTATCTACCCCCTGGAGTATCAGACCGGAAGATGAAGATGATCAGGATGCAGTAAAACAGGCTGAATTTATAGAGCATTGTTTTTCAGAGATGAAGGGGAATGTAAATAATACCCTGCTTAAAATATGGAATGCCATGAGAGACGGTTTTTCGGTGGCTGAAATTAATTATAAGATCCTTTCCACCGGAGAATTTAAAGGGATGATCGGGATTGACAATATCAAAGTCCGAAAAGCTATAAATTATATGTTTAAATGTGATGAACATGGCAACATTGAAGAAAAGGGCTTAATTGAATCAGGCAATAAACCTCTACCGGTCAATAAATTTATTCTCTTTACCTATAATCCCAATGATGATGATGCAGACAGCTTATATGGCGAGTCCGATTTTAGGGCTGCCTACCGGTATTATTTCTCCAATGATATCGTCCAAAGGTTCTGGAATGTCTTTTTAGAAAAATTTGGCCAGCCCACCGTAATAGGTCGTTATGAAGCCGGTACTCCCAAAATCAAACAGGATGAGTATTTAGAAATATTAAAGAACATCCAGACTAATACCGCGATGGTTATGCCCAAAGGCTTGGAGGCTGAACTTTTGGAAGCTACCAGGAGAGGAGACGCAGGTTATAAGTCGGCCTTTGACACCAATAATGCCATGATTGCCCGGGCCTTGCTGGTGGGTACTCTTTTAATGGACACTGGGGAAAAAGGCTCATGGGCTTTATCTAAAACCCACTTTGATATCTTTATTTATATCCTTGATTATTTAGGTACAGAAACCGAAGATAGCATAGTCCGGGAACAGATCATAAGGCGGTTGATAGATTTTAATTTTACTCAACCTAAATATCCCTATTTTAAATTTGAATCCCTGATTAAAGAGGACCAGAAGGCCAAAGCTGAAATTGCTAAAATGTTAGTCGATGCAGGGTTAATCAATCAAGAAGAGGAATGGGTCCGGGGATTTTTGAAGATCCCGGCCAAAGAAGAGGGGATAATTTTACCTGAACCTAAACCTAAAGGCGGGGGCTTTATAGAAAATTATCAGGCCAGGTTATTAAGGCAGCCTAACCAGTACGAAAAAAAATGTAATTTTACCAGGATAGTAAAAAATTTAGATGAATGGGAAGCAAAGGCCAAAGAAGATCTTATAGAAATTATAACCAAACAGAAGGAAGCCCTTAAAAAAGATATCTTAAAAAGGAAGATCATTGAAACTAATTCGGCTTCACAAATAGAGAAGATTCAATTATCCCACGTGGGAGAATTAAAGACCAAAATACAGGAATACCTAAGAGATTTATGGCAGTATGGCCGGGAAGAGGTAAAAAGCGAACTGGGTAAAATGAAATTTGTCGATATAGTCCCCGGTTTGCCACCCAAAAAGGCTTTGCAATATTTAAATAATAAATCCTTCTGGATTGCTGGGGTGATAAGGGATAGCGTCTTAAAGGAAGCAAGGGCGATCTTATATAACGGTTTAAAAGGCGGGACCACTACCCCGGAAATAATGTTTCAATTGGATGGATTCTTTAAGGAATATATCGGGACTACTGCGATAGAAATAAAAACCGGGAGAGAATTAACTCCCTGGCACCTTGAAAATGTGGTTAGAACCAATTTTAGCGATGCCTACAATGAGGGACGCTGGGCCATGATGAACGATCCGGACGTGGGGGATCTTGTACCGGCGGTTGCCTATTCTGCTGTCATGGATGATCGGACTACCGAGATATGTGAGCGATTGGATGGCCAGGTATTTGAAAAGGGTGATCCTGATTTAGCTAGGGTAAAACCACCTAATCATTATGAATGCAGGGGAACTCTGGTCCCGGTAACTAAGTATGAAAAATTTACCCCGATATCTAAAGAAAGAAAGGCGGGGATCATGGCTATAAAGCCTAAAAATTTTATAAATTTAAAAGGAGTTGAGTTATATGCCTTACAAGTATCCGAGTAATATCCCGGAAGGGATAAAAAGTTTACCCGCCGAAGCCCAAAAAACCTGGATTGATATTTATAATAATGCTTATGAGCAGTATAAAGATAGGGCAGAAAGAGAAGGTTTAGCTTCTGCTACTGCTTGGGCTGGACTTAAAAAAGCAGGTTGGAAAAAGGATAAAGAGGGTAACTGGGTTAAAACTGAAACACAAGGGAATTTAAACACTATGGAATTGGCAATATGGGAAGCCTATTCCCAGACCTATGAATTAAAAGATGTTGAGGTATTTGGTATTGGAGAATGGAAGGGTAATAAAATAACCGATAAGGACCTTGATGATATCGTAAGTGGCACTAATGAAATAATCGATAAATTAAAACCAAAGGTAAAATTAGGTCATGGCGATAAACAGGCGCTATTACAAAGGACAGGATTGCCGGCAGGTGGCTGGATTACCAAATTGAAGAGAGTAGGGGATAAAATTTTAGTTAACATAAAGGAAGTGCCTAAGGTCTTATATCAATTAATCAAAAATGGAGCATATAAGAGGATATCAAGCGAACTTTTATATGGTTATACCGAGCCCAGCACCAAAAAGAAATATAATAAGGTCCTTTCGGCCATAGCTTTTTTAGGTGCTGATCTACCGGCGGTAACCAATTTAAAAGATATTGCTGCCTTATATGATTTTAATGAAGATGCCAATTTAATTATATATGAGAAAACGACTAAAAAGGTCGATAAAAAAAGAAAGGAGACTTATATCATGCCAAACGGAATTAAGATCACCGAAGTAGAAGGCAAGAAATTTATCGCAGTGGAAGATTACGAGAAAATTGAAAAGGAGAAGGAGACAATCGAAAAAGAGAAAGAGGAGGCTAAGGGATTTAAGGAGAAATTTGAGGCCGAAGAGAAAAAATCAAAAGAAGCAGAAGAAAAGCTAAATAAAATCTCTAAGGAAAAAAGAGAAGCTGAAATTAAAACCTTAATTGATGATCACTGCTCCGATAAAGACATGCGTTTTCTACCTAAACAGAAAGAAGTTTTGATGGCTCTTGTAGAGTCCACTTCTGACGAAAAGAAAATCAAGTTTACGGTAGATGACAAAGAGACCGAACTTTCACAGCGGGAACTACTGGAAAAATTTATCGAACTTCAACCTAATTTCTCTGACTCCATTTTTGCTGAATTAAGCAAGGGTGAAGAGGAAGAGGAAGAAGGCAAAGATAAATCAACCCCAGAAGAAAAGAAGGTCCAGAAATACATGGATGAGCATAAAGACGTATCTTACCGTGATGCGGTATTGGCCGTTTTAGATACTACTGAACCTAAAAAGAAAAAATAATTTAATAAAATTAAATAAAGAAGAGAGGTGTTAAATAATGTCTCAAGCTGCCGGTGTTTTAGATTTAACTTTTAAAGCTGGTGCAGACTTAACTGATTTAAAATATCACTATGTAAAACTTGATGGAAGTGGTGGACTTATTCCTTGTGTTGCTGATGAACTTTCTATTGGAATTTTACAAAATGAACCCGATATTGTTGGGCAAGCTGCCCGGGTAAGATTATTGGGTACAAGTAAATTAGTGATGGGTGGAACATGCAGCGAAAATGACCCTATAAAAAGCGATGCTAATGGACATGGAGTAGTAGCAGATACAAATTTAGATTATATCGGAGCAATAGCTCTGGAAGCTGCTGGAGGAGCAGATGAAATAATAGAAGTTCTGATTACTAAAATGCATCTTAAAGTTGGTGCTTAATAAATAATTTAAAAAAGAAAGGAGTTGAAAATAGATGCCAGAACCTAAAAATGTTCATGTTG